TATCGCTGACAAATATTGATTTATATTTGTTCACTAAAAATATGATTTAATTTTTTTGATTATCTTTTCTATAAATGATTTAATCTTCGTTACTATCGTTATCTTCTTCTTCATCTTCGTTATCCTCATCTTCCATATTGTCATCTTCAAAGTCTTCTTCTTCGTCTTGTATTTCTAGTAGGGATTTAATGTTGTCAACATCTTCTTGTAACTTTTCGATGGTTTCTTCTAATTGTTCAATTTTGTTTTTATTTTCGTCTGACATAGTGCCTCCGTGGGTTGAACACTAATATTTAGAAAACAATATATCTAGTCACAAAAGTTTAATATTATGGACCTAGAAACACATAGAAACCACCTATGTCAGTTTCTTTTTTAGCAAGTGAATAACTCCAATTCATTAAGTCTTTAAATTCTTTATCGCCACCATTATCAAATGCTAACTCCATCCAAGGATACATAAAAGATACAATACGACACAATCTTTGTTTTTGAAACTTTGGTGACTTATCATAAACTTTTAAAAACTCATCATAACTACTTAATTGATTAGATATAGAACGAGCAGGGTGACGTTTAAATATTTTTTTCATTTCTTCTAACGCCAAAGGTTCTTCTTTTTTTAAATCAGGAGTACCTCCTTTACGTATGGTATATCCATATCGTTTTTCTATTTCACCAGGAATTTGTTTTGCATCCATTCCACCGACCTGTGATCCCGCACCTTTAAAACGACCTTCTAAATACACTCCAAAGTTTTCAGTAGATGCTTTAAATCCCATACGAACACCAAATCCACTTTTAGTATAGATGATTGCGTTTTTAAATGTATCGCCTGTAAAGTCACATTGATTAAATCCAAAATCAAACTTTGCTTCTGATTTTTTAGTTGCAGACAAGTTAATGTAATTGATACGAGCATTTTGATTAGGATTAACTTGTTTAAGAGAAATCCCTACACAGTTTTGATTGTTGTAATCTTCAACTAACATTTTATTGATTTGTTTTATGTTAGACGCTTTTTCATATTTTGATAAATCAGCATTTTTCTTTACAATCCATATATCGCCAGGGTTCCAGTTGTCTTTGTTTAGTTTAGATAACTGTAAAGCGTTTTTATAAATCTTATTCGTCACATTATCCAATTGTCTTTCATAGATATATCCCGCACCTTTAAAACGACCAGACTCTTTTGATAACCACGCCTTGATTTGTTTTTGAGCACTTATAAAGTAATCTTCGTGGAAAAAAGTTTTTAACTTTCGAGGTAACATACTTTCTACCTCATCATAACTTAAATTCTTATTGTTCTTTAATTTACCTTCCATTAAAATCAAAGATACCACTTCTTTACATTCTGTTTTAATATTGGTTTCTGATTTACTTGATTTACCATCTCCCGCATGGTCAAACATACCTTGTATGACTGACTTGGCACCACGAAACTCATACAACAAAGACGATCCAAGTTTTTTCATAAACATAGATTCGCCTGATTTATCTTTACTTAAATATACAATGTGTTTAGGATTCTTTTGACGAGCTTTTGTTTTAACCAATTCAAACACAGTTTTCCCTGGTGAAATAACATACACACTTTTAGATACTAAAGCACCAATATCGTTTCGTACTTTGTTTAATCCGATCTTGTCTTTAATAACAACTTTATGACCTTCGCCATATTTGGGTTTAAAAATGTTTGCCATGGTTCTCTCTTATACCATAATATTTAGAGAAAGTCAATCAGAAATCTCGCTATTTTTTAGCTCGCTAGCAACGGCTCTTCAATACAAGAAGTAGTCTTTAAACTTACCGTACCAATACTTCCCCAATTCTCTTATATTTTCATTTTGAGCACGTAATCGTTCTAACTTCTTTATTAAGACTTTCAAAGACGCCTTTGTAATATACTTTCTATCCTTATACGATTTTTCAATTCGTTCAATCACAAAGTCAATGTCGGGACAAGTATAGTCCGGCACTTTAGGCGCTAGTCGTTTTAATCTTTGTAGATGTTTCTTTTTATCAGTCTTTGTATTTGACTTCTTATTTCTTTTAAACAATTAGTATCCTTTGTTCGGTATACTTTAATCGCCTCTGTAATGAAAGTGTCGCTTGTTGGTTGTATTTACTGCGTTATTACTATTTAGTCTTTAGAGTAGACTCTATGGTTCCCTGTGATCGCTCTACACGGCTATGTATAAGATTAAAGAATTGAACAATAGAACATACCTAGAACATTTATAGACAAATAAGAGAAACCCTTTATTTGTCACCTATAAGAGCCAGAGTTAATCCATTTATCCATTGACAATCCACCGAATCTATGATACATTATATTCATATTAACCAACAAGGAGAATATACTATGAGTAATAAACAAAGACAATTTAAAAGTTACGAAAACACTACACGATACTGGTCTGGTTCAAGTAATAAGTTTTCTTCACCAATGAAGAATATTGATATAGACTATTGTATAAAAACTCAAAATTGGGACAAGTTAATAGAACTCTCAAAAAAGGGTTTACAGAGATCATTTTACAATAGAGAACAACGTATATCAGAACCCGCTGTATATGACCGTTATAATAATGTAAAGATGACTAAAAAGAGTATGTTTAATATTAAGAAGTCGCAATCTTATAAGTCATAAAAATATACGAGAAAAAATTTGTCTAGTATCTTTAATTAGGAAAGCACCCTAGTTTTACATAGATTGCCTCTTGTCGCCATTGCCTTAAAGTTGTTATTACATTTATAGATTAAGGCTGGCACTCAGTTTTACAATGGCCTTTTCTCTCTCGCAAATTTAAGGGTTCAAATCAATTGTAGAGCCTCTATGGACAACGGCGCCTGTTGTATTACTGGTCTTATTACCTTCTACCGTTTCACTTATACTTCCTTCGACTACGACATTCATATTGCCGCCTACCTTTAAATTGTAGTCACCGCCGGCGTTCATATTGATTTTACCTTGTACTGTGTGTATATTTACATCGCCGTCATCTACTTGTATATTAATGGAAGCGCCGGCGCCGATCTGTATATCATAATGATTGTTTTCTACGTTATTCTTATTAATGTATATCTTATGGCGGCCGTCTATGGTTATATCTGAATCGCCAGCGATGTAGTGTTTATTGTCATTACTTAATAATGTGAAATGTGTTCCTTTTATGATATCTGTGCGATTGCCGTTGTTATCTATTTCGTATGAGGTACCGGTGCGGTGGCTTTCGTATATTCTTTCAGCGCCTGAGGTATCGTCAATTTCTATAATGTGCCCTGATTCACTTTCATAGACGTGATTATACGGATAACTGGCGTTATAAGGAATACTTGGCTGATCAAACGTATCGCCATCAGAAGCGTTAATAATAGAATCATCTGCGGCTGTGTACGTATTAAAATCTGCAGTGGCGATTCCGGTTATTCTTGTTGATCGTCTTAATGTGAGCGCCAGATGTGGATTAACTTCGTTATTCTCACTATCTTTTAAATTAACGGCTAATCGGTTGACATCAGGTTCGTCTTTGTATTTGGGATAGATACCATTGGGATCATAAAAGCCTTTTGATGTATTACTTAACTCACTTGGGCGCCCAGGTAAACTTCCAAGAACCACTGGCTCCTGACATCGCTCACCATCTCTAAAATATCCATAGACCCACGAACCTTCTACAAGAAACGATGGCGATTGACCTAGTCCGGTAATACCTGGATTAGACGTAGAAAGAACAACCTGCGCCCACGGTAGATCGCCAGTCGGCAGGTTCGCTTTGTTCGCCGTATGAAATCCAATACATCTAACTTTTACACGTCCAGTATATGTAGGATCCATTCGATCTTCCACAACGCCGTTGAACCAGATAAAATTATTCTTTCCTAAAAAGTTTTGATCGTTCATCTTTTTAAATTCATATTCCTCTCGTTTTAATCAGGTCAACTTGCGCCATTTAATACTATTTAACTATTCCGTACGCAAGGTGGCACTCATCTCCTAGTTCTTTGTTTGTATTACTCTTAAAGTCGCTAGAAGGCCTTTAACTTTAAGTAAAAACGGGTGTTTTACAAAGTTCCACACAGTTTCGCTACCTCGATGGCCCTTAAAGAAACCATCGTATTTGTTATACTCACACGATATATCTCTCGCTTCTGAGTAATCTTCAATGATTGTCTTAATTTCTTCTTTAATTTTTTTCATAATATCCTCTTATGTGTTGAAAGTGTTTCTTTCATAGTTATTAGTATATATTCTCTCATCGCCACCGCTTATAGTCGTTCCTACACGCTCTAGCGGCGATTCTACAGCGATTCTCTCGGAGTATAATCTATAATCCTTGTAATAAATCATCTTGTATTAATAGTTCGTCTAAATCGTAGAGATTTGTAAGTTTTTGTTTATATGTTCTATCGGTAATCATAGATTGTTCTGTTTCTGCGTCAAACTCTATTCGTACTGCGTCTTTCATACATCTTAAATTCATTAGGTGTTGTTCGTCTTCCTGTGATATGATATGTTTGACTGCCATTACTAAATATCGTCCAGACCAGTAGGGATTGGGTTTACTTCTCGCTTTGGGATCGGCCAAAGGTCGTAACAACGGCATATCAAACGTAATCACGTCACCTGCGTGTAATAGTGTGTTTCCATAGACTTGTAGATTTAGATTGACGTTTCTCATTTGTAATCGTTGTGATATACGATTTTGATAGGTAATAGTTGGATCGGGAAAACTATATCCTGTATGTACATTTGATGTATCTGTTACGGATAATAACTTCGCCATATACTGTTCTGATAAGTCTTTATTTGTATCACTAAATTTAGATATAGGTAATACACCTTTAAACTTCGCCTTATCGCCATTTTCGTGTTCTGTATGAAAGTGTTTTGAAAATGATGATAGATAGTCGTAATTGTGTTCTGTAATTGTTTTGTTGTATAAATCGTTTTTGATTAACTTACTGGCGAACATACCTTCGTTTAGATTAAAGAGTAAATCAACTGGTCTTTTAAACTCATATCGTTTTACACTTGTTAAATCATTTTGTACATCTGTTTTTGATAAACTGGCGATTTGATAATTGTATTTTAACACTGCGGGTCTGGCGATAGAACCACCTAATCCTAACATTGATTCTACACTACGATACGCAAATGTTTGTCCTGTTTCATAAAAGAGATAACCCGCATTTTCATAGTTAGATGAAATCGCATCTCTACTCATTAATTTAATGGCGTCAAATGGTTTTAGATTTGGTATGACATATTTTGTGTTTGATCTTGTAGGTTCAAATACAAATTTCTTATCACTTCTTAATCCTTCTTTACTATGTAATATGTTTTGTACACCTTCCTCAATTGGTCCTGTGTACGCTCTGGATAGTCTATTAAATGAATTAAAATACATTTCACTTGAACAAAAGTGTATTATGTAAAATTGCGCTCTTGGATTAGTTGGGTCTTGTTTGGCGCCGTCTATTTTGTATATGTAATATGGGTGACCTTCATCTCTTACTGCGTGATACCCTGGCATACCTGGTGTGTTAAATGAAAGTTCTAATCGTTCTAATCCGGTGATTGGTAATACTGATCGTACATCTTGCGAGTCTTTTACAGCGATACGTCCATTAATAAAACCTGTAAATATATCTTCGGTAAGTTCTATTGTAAGTGTAATCGGTTTAATATCCATCTCATAATTGACACCTTCTTCATCATTTTTACGATATGATATTATTCTAACTTTATTAAGATTATACTTACCCGCCTGGGTTATTACATTAGGACTATCAACAGTTGCCATTTTAAAAACCTATCTCAATTGTATCAACTTATTAAACTCTGTTTCAAAATCTGGTAAATACGCAGGGTCTAGTAATTTGATTTGTCTTTTTTGATCTTGTAATCTTCTTTCGTATTCATAGTTAGACACTGATTGCGCTCCAGGTTCTGTACTATTTACTTCTATCTTATGTTCATAATCATCAGGACCATTACCTACTTGCGAACCACTTGTTTGTGTAATTTCATAATGATGTATGGCGCCAGGGTTATCATACTTCTCATTTACATATGTTTCAAAGTCTTGGTCATTTAAAGGCCAATCATAATATCTATCTGTAATATCATTCATCAACATTATAATCCAATGATATTTGGCGTCACCATATACTTTGTATGCGACAGTTTCAGGTGTGTCTCCATTTTGAACATCAAATTTATCAAAGAGTGATGCGTTTTCTCTTATTGCAGATTTAATTTTTACTCGTCTTAATATATCTGTGACTAGTTTTGAATTACCATTACCTTTAATATCATAACTCATTTTAGGAAATTTAGTAAAAAAAGACATTGTTAATAACCCTCGTAAATTAAATCTTTAGTTATGTAAGTTGTTTCTCTAAATGATAATTCTAATTTGTGTGTCACTGGCATTGCGCCTCTTTCATCTGACTCAAATGTAGAAAATTGTTCTTCAGGTCCATATGTGACTGACATATCTTCTAATACAACTCTCGCAATTCTATTCATACGACTATTATTACCTGATAGATAACAATAATCAATTTCAAATTCAGATGGTACTTTAAATAGTCTTCCTCCTGCGCCACCTTCTTTAGTTGGGTGCATGTGATATTTAAATAAAAATATAATTTTTTCTACTGCATCTGCTTCTTCCTTGTTTCTAGGCCAAAATTCAAATGAATATGAAAATGATCTAAAATCCGGTTTTTCAAAAAACTGTTCTTCGTGTGGATTCATCGCAACACCAAATGCCTTACCTATCAATTTAGAAGGTTCCCCTGCACTCAATCCTTGTCCTATATCATCAACAATCTTTTTACCTGCAGTTGCAAGACCTGCAGTTACACCATTAATAATCGCCTCAACAGATTTAGTAGTATTATCCGCTGACTTTGCCGCACCTATCGCCTTTGCGACTTGACCTGACATATCAGTAGGGCTCGCATCATATGCCATTTTGTAATTTACAGATACGCCTGGTGGCATATACATCGCAATCGCTGCCGTTGTTCTACTATGTGTAGGAAATTCTGATAACACTGTATTGGATGCCTTTAATGGTTTTATAGTTTCGCCACTAAGGTTTTTTAATTGTCTAAAATTTTCTACATTAGGACTAAACCCATCATCTGCCGTTCCTGTGCCTAAATTTAAATTATTACCTAATTTATTTGCGACTGATAAATCACCTGTTACATTATCATATTCATTTGATATCGCTCTAAAAAGTATATAATGACCTGTTTCGTTAGATGTTAAATCTAAAGGGTATTGTATATAACTAAACTGTAATGGGTCTTTTGATAGTTTTTCTGATGGACTATCATCTATTTCTAAAGGTGACTTTTTTAACACCGCCGCAGCCACTTTGGCTTGATTTCCTGAAATTTTATTTACAAATCCTGACTTAAAATTATTAACCCCACCTGTAATGGCGTTATTAACAAATCCTGTTGCCATTCCTTTTAGATGATCTGATGCCTTTTTAAACATATACTAAATATCCTTGTAATGTTAATATTTATAACGAAATGAAGAAGTCATATAAAGGTTTATATCGCCCATCTAACCCTAAAAAATACGTTGGCGACCCGTCTAAAATAGTCTATCGTTCACTATTAGAGCGTAAGTTTATGTTACACTGTGACCGTAGTCCTGATATAGTCAATTGGGCAAGTGAAGAATTATCCATACGTTATTTTAATCCGATTGATAAAAAGTATCATTCATACTATCCTGACTTCATTGTAAAGACTATCAAAGGTAAAAAGTTTCTTATTGAAATCAAACCATCTCGTCAATGTAAACCACCAAAGACACCTAAAAAGAAAAC